AAGCTAAAGACAAAATTTTAAAGGGCGTAGATAAACTAGCGCAAGCAGTTAAGTCTACCCTAGGTGCATCTGGTAAATGTGTTATTTATGAAGATGCTCGAGGGAAACCGGTAATCACAAAAGACGGAGTAACCGTAGCAGAATCGGTTGTCTTGTTTGATCCGGTTGAAAATATGGGGGCTACCCTTATTAAAGAAGCCGCTCGAAATACAGTGAAAGAAGCAGGAGACGGGACCACAACGGCTACCGTCCTTGCTGAAGCACTGATAAAAGAGGTAAATAACTGCAAGAAAGATGTGACTATTAGAGAAGTTAAAGAAGGTATTGCTTCTGGACTAGAAAAAATAAACACTTATTTAGACACAGTAAAAATAGACGTAAAAGGAAACATGTTAGATAGTGTTTCTGCTATTAGCTGTAATAACGATAAAGAAATAGGTGGTATCATAGCCGAAGCTTATAAGAAAGTTGGTAAAGACGGCGTGGTATTAATGGAGGGATCTGAATCAAATGAAACATACATCGATATTGTAGACGGTGTAAAGCTAGATGAGTGTGGTATTTTATCACCTCACCTTATAACAGACACTGAAAAACAACGTGTAGTATTAGAAAATCCATTAATTTTAATAGTATCATCTGAAATACCTAATGTTAGAAAGATACAACATATATTAGAGTTTGTAATAACTAACAATAGATCGCTTTTAATTGTAGCTTCAGTGTCACAACAGGTAAAAAGCGCGCTTTTAATGAATAAAGTTAAAGGTACTATCAAGGTAAACATTATAGATTTACCAGGTTTTGGCCCAACAAAGCAAGATACAGTTAAAGATTTAGCTATTTTAACCGGAGCAACTGTAATTAATGAAGAATTAGGTGATTCTTTAGATGGAATATCACTAGATGTGCTTGGAGAAGCCGAAAAAGCCGTTACAGACGATAAAAACACCGTAATAACAACGTTGAAAACGCAGAATAACGTTGAAAAGCGGATAAAAGAGGTTGAAAAGCTTAAAAATAAAGAAAAAAACGGTTTTATTAAGAAAAAATTAGAACAAAGACTAGCTATGTTGTCAGGAAGCGTTGGTATTGTACGTGTTGGCGCTGATTCTAAGGTAGAACTTAAAGAAAAGAAAGATAGAGTTGAAGATGCGATATACGCTACAAAAGCAGCTCTGAAAGAAGGTATAGTTCCAGGAGGTGGTATTGCATTACTTAACGCTTCTCAATGTTTAACTGCAGATAATATTGGTGAAGAAATACTATTTAAAGCTATTAAAGCGCCTTTTAATACAATATTAGATAACGCTGGTTTTACACAAACGTCTCCTCGTCCTGAAAAAGGATTAGGAATAGATGTTGTTACTGGAGAAAGTGTTGATATGATTGAATCTGGTATAATAGATCCAGTGCTTGTAACAAAAACCGCTCTTAAAAACGCTGTAAGCGTAGTATCTACTATAATATCTGCTGATTGTGTAATTTCAAATATAAGAGTCAATGAAAGCAGTTAATTATTACCTTATAATAGATATAATAAAAGACGAGCCTCAAAAAGTAGGAGGATTAATCCTTACAGAAGAAGTAGATGATGACAATAGGTACTTAAAAGCAAAAGTCATATCAATCGGAAACATCGTTGAAGGAATAAAAGAAGGCGATGTAATATACTACGACAAACACGCTGGACATGGTATTCAGCATAAAGATAAATTTTACCACGTTATAAAACAACAAGACGTGGTATTGATAGATTAACCAAAACTATAAACCAAAACCCTTAAACTTAAAAACGTAAATTAACCTAATTATTAACAAAAAAAAACAAAGAAAATGGAAAAATTTTTATTATTTGTAGATGCTGAAAACGACATCGCAATGTATCCGGTTTCAAAACTAGCTGCTGTAACTTGTGCTGCTGACGAAGCTGTTTTACTTAGATTTTCATCTGGTGTTGCTGGTGGTACTGGTGCTGGTGGAACTGAAAATGACTTAGTTACACTTACAACTACAGCTGGAGCTAATGTTGAAAAAGCTATTTTTCAAGAAATTGCTAGGGCTACTAATGCTACTGGACCTCAGTATTCTGATGGTGTTATTACTGTTTGCGACGACGTTAACAGTGTGTTTTTACACAAAGATATACTTTCGTGTGCTATTACTCTTGATACATAAGATTGAGACTAACAGCGCAAGATTTGCGTGAAATGAATATCCTTAAGTATTACAGGCTCGTTAGAAAATGGGCCTGTAAGACTTACGGGTTAAAAGATGCAGATTTAGAATTATTAATTTATTTAGATTGTAAAGAAAGATTTACACGACAAGAGTTTATAGATGGTGTTTATACCATGAGTTGGGATAAGAACCGTTGGGAGAGACTTAGAAGAGAAGGTTGGATAGAAGTTTGGAGACATAGAAATCGTACTACGATAAAATACTCTGTATTCAAAACATCATTCAAATGTTCTCAATTAATAAGTAGAATATACAGGGTTTTACTTGGTGAGGAGGATTTACCAGTGTCAGAAAGAAGTATATTTTTTAATAACAAATCATATACAGATAAAGTTTATAATAAAGCTATAGACGATATGATAAAAGACAAAGATAGATAATGGGATTTAAATTAGGAACAGCAAAAGGATTAGAAGCAACTGGAGGTGAAATAAGAAAAAAACTTCGATTTCATAGAGAAGGTGGTGATCCTGACGTTTCTGTGCCTGGAACTCCTGTTATTAGAAAGAAATTAGAACCTGGTATTTTAGGTGAAGCTAATATGGATGGGACAATATATATTAGTGATCAATTACAACCAGGAAGTTTTGAAGAAAAACAAACTATAAACCATGAAATGCGTCACGCAACTGATATAAAGCTAGGTATATTAGAGTACTCTGATGACCATGTAAAATACGATGGTAATACTTACGCTAGAGAAACAAGAAATGGAAAAGATATGATACTATTTGATGGGCAGTGGGTAGAAGTTGGAGACAAAGGTTTTCCTTGGGAAGACGATGCTGATAATGGTCACTCAATAATATAAATAAAAATTATGAATATATTAGGAATGTTAACAGGTGGAGGAGCTAAAGATCTTGTAGAGGGCGTAGGTGGAGTTATAGATAGTCTACATACTTCTGAAGAAGAGAAGCTTGAAGCTAATCAAAAAATTAAAGAGTTAGTATCCAACTATGAGGTAGAAATGGAGAAAACTATAACAGAAAGATGGAAGGTAGATATGAATTCAGATTCATGGCTTTCTAAAAATATACGACCTATGGTTCTTATATTTCTAGTTGTAGCAACAGTATTGATGATATTCATCGATGCTGGTGTAGTACAGTTTGAAGTAAAAGATACGTGGGTTGATCTATTGCAATTAGTATTAATAACTGTGATCGGTGCTTACTTCGGTGGTAGATCACTAGAAAAAGTAAAAAAATAAAAATATGGCATTATTAGGACAAGATTTTGTATCATCAATCACGGGATCAGCTTTTGCAAGTGACGCAGCTCAAACTATAACTGCTCCAGAAGGACAAAGTATTATAGGTATATTTTTTATGGGTGAGACAGTGTTATCAGCTTTGATAGCAAAAGACTCTACAAGACACGTAAATACAGCGGCTTCCGCAAATTCAACTGGTAGTTTTACTAGAACCGTAAACCAAGCTAACGCTACTACAGCTAAGATTATATTTGATCAAGAAAACAACGTTAGTAAAAATGATCAAATAAAAGTTGGTGACGAAGTATATGATGGCGCTACTGGTGTTTTACACGGTACTGTCGCTGCTTTAGATCCAGATGGAGATAATACAAAAGAAATACAAATAAGTGCAAGTGTAGCTATAACAAACAATGAAACTTTAGTATTTAAAAGACCAAACGATCAATATGTTAATGGTATTGGTGTAGGTGGTTTAACAATTGCTAATGACAACGCGTTTCCAGCAGGATCTACTATTTATGGTAGATGGGACTCTGTATCTATGCAGTCAGATGATACTGACGGCGGTATTATAGTATACTTTGGAGAATAAATAATAATTAACTTAAATTAAATAAAATGGCAAAAAGAAAAACAAAGAAAGCTGAAAAGGCTACTAACATTACAAAAGACGAATTAAATAAAGTACAAAGTGTAATAAACAATATCAATAGAGCTCAATTAGAAATAGGTTCTTTTGAATCTAAAAAACACACTTTATTACACCATATATCTTCTTTACAAGACTCGTTAACTGAAATGCAAGAATCATTTGAAAAAAATTATGGTACATCTGATATTAACATTAAAGATGGTACAATAAACTATAATAAAGAAAATGGCCAAGCTAATTAGAAAAATCACTGTAGGTAAGGATTATAAAAATGACGCTATGCATTATGCTGTTGGTCAAGAGGTTTACGGTGGACACACTATATGTGATATAATAGAAGAAGAAGATAAATATTCTATTTATATTAAAAAAGAAAAAAATGTACTACCTTGGAAAGACTTTAATAAAAACATGGCGGTATCTATAGAGTATAATTTAGAGTATTAATGAAAGCGCCTTTTGACTTTGTTATAGAGCCAAAAGGGAATAGATATAACAATACTAAAAAAGTTGGCGATAAAGATCTTGTGCTTAATACAGAGATATACAACCACCAATTTGTAAACAGAGAAGCTATTGTTAAATCTATACCTACAGCTTTTGAAACAGAAATAAAACCTGGAGATACTGTTATAGTACACCATAATGTATTTAGACGTTGGCACGATGTAAAGGGTAGAGAAAGAAATAGTAAAAGTTATTTCAATGAAAATACGTATTTAGTAAAAGAAGATCAAATATTTTTATATAAAAGAAATAATAGTTTAAAAGCTTGTAAAGGATATTGTTTCGTACAGCCTATAAAAAAAAGAAATACTTTTAATATAGATGAAGAAGAACCGTGTATTGGTATTATCGAATACTCAGACGGAAGTTATAATAAAGGAGATTTAGTTGGTTTTATGCCTTTCTCTAAATATGAATTTGTTATAGATGGAAAAAGATTATATAGAGTTATGACACAATTTATTACAATTAAATATGAATATCAAGGAAACGAAGAAGCGTATAATCCAAGCTGGGCACAGAGCAGTTGAAGAGTTAATCAACGTTGCTAAAGAAAAAATTATAACTAACACAGAAGATGATGTTTCTGCTGATAGATTAAAAAATGCCGCAGCTACTAAAAAACTAGCTATATTTGACGCGTTTGAAATACTTAATAGAGTCCAAGAAGAAGAGAATATTTTGGAGGGTAAAGAACCCGAAGAGAAGAAAGAAAGAGTCTTTAAAGGATTCGCCGAGGGAAGATCAAAATGAATTACGAGCAAACACTAGTTAAAACTATAGAGCCTATAAAAAGAACCACTATTACACGTATGAATCGTGGGAAAAAGTGGAAGTATGGTTATAACAAGGAACATGATTTAATTGTATTATCTCACAATGGAACTATAGGAGATATTATAGAAATACAAAATTTAATTATAGCGCTGCCTAAACCACCAAAGGAAATATATAAGCATCCAAAAAATAAGTGGGTTAAGCAGGAATATCCTAAAGAACTACAAAGGATAAAAAATATATTTGACTGGAGGAGTTATCCGGAAAGTAATAAAGAAAAATGGTACGATTATATAGACGAGGAATTTAAACGTCGAGAAGAAGGTTTCTGGTTTATGAATAATGGTAAACCAACCTGGATAACTGGCACGCACTATATGTATTTACAATGGAGTAAAATTGATGTTGGAGCTCCTGATTTTAGAGAAGCAAATAGATTGTTCTTTATATTTTGGGAAGCGTGTAAAGCAGATAAAAGATGTTACGGTATGTGTTACCTTAAAAACCGACGTTCTGGATTTTCTTTTATGTCATCAGCTGAAACAGTTAATTTAGCTACCATTTCAAGTGATAGTAGATATGGAATACTATCTAAAACTGGTAGTGACGCTAAAAAGATGTTTACAGATAAGGTCGTTCCAATTAGTGTTAACTATCCATTTTTCTTTAAACCAATTCAAGACGGTATGGATCGTCCTAAAACAGAATTAGCATATAGAGTTCCAGCTAGTAAGTTTACTAGAAAAAAGATAACAACAAATGAGCAAACAGAACAATTAGAAGGTTTAGACACAACGATTGATTGGAAAAACACTGGAGATAATAGTTATGATGGTGAAAAACTTAATCTATTAGTTCATGATGAAAGTGGTAAGTGGGAAAGGCCCGATAATATATTAAATAACTGGAGAGTTACAAAAACTTGTTTAAGACTAGGTAGTAGAATAGTTGGTAAATGTATGATGGGTAGTACTTCCAACGCTTTAGATAAAGGTGGAGATAATTTTAAAAAACTATACTATGCGTCAGATGTCACAAAAAGAAATAGAAATGGACAGACAAAGTCTGGTTTATACTCTTTGTTTATCCCAATGGAATGGAACTACGAAGGATTTATTGACGAATACGGACTTCCAGTCTTTGATAACCCAGACAATGATGTCCTCGACCCAGATGGTGAATTAATAGATATAGGTATAATAGAGCACTGGGAAAACGAAGCTGATGGTTTAAAAAATGATCAAGATGCTTTAAATGAGTTTTATCGTCAGTTTCCAAGAACTGAAGAACATGCGTTTAGAGATGAAGCGAAAAATAGTATATTTAATCTAGTTAAAATATATGAACAGATAGATTATAATGAAGGAATAGGTTATCAAGGTAATATAAGTACAGGTAACTTTCAATGGGTTAACGGTATAAAAGATAGTAATGTTATTTTCTATCCAGACCCAAAAGGTAGGTTTAAAGTAAGTTGGACGCCACCACCTCATTTGCAAAATAAAATTATAATAAAAAACGGTATAAAATATCCTGGTAACGAGCATATGGGCGCTTTTGGTTGTGATAGTTACGATATATCAGGCACAGTGGATGGAAGAGGATCGAATGGAGCTTTGCATGGTTTAACTAAATTCAGCATGGAAGACGCGCCTCCAAATCATATGTTTTTAGAGTACATATCTAGACCACCAACTGCAGAGATATTTTTTGAAGACGTGTTGATGTCATTAGTTTTTTATGGAATGCCACTGCTTTGTGAGAATAACAAACCAAGATTATTATACTATTTAAGAAGAAGAGGGTATAGAGGTTACTCAATGAATCGCCCTGATAAAGTTTGGAATAAACTATCTACAGCAGAAAAAGAAATAGGTGGTATACCAAATTCAAGCGAGGATATAAAACAAGCACATGCCTCTGCTATTGAAATGTATATACAGCAATACGTTGGACATTTAGGTGATGGGAATTATGGTAATATATATTTTAATAGAACTTTAAATGATTGGGCTAGATTTGATATAACAAAAAGAACTAAATTTGACGCAACAATTAGTTCTGGATTAGCTATAATGGCTTGTAATAGACATTTATATGCACCAAATGCGAAAATTGAAAAACCGAAATTAAACATAAGTATTGCTAGATATGAAAATAGAGGTAATACATCTAAACTAATAAAATAAATATGGCAGAGTCTGTTATAAATAATTATTTTCCTAGTCAAGTTGTTAGTGACGCAGAAAAATTAAGCTATGATTATGGTTTGAAAGTAGCTAAAGCTATTGAAACCGAATGGTTCCATCAAGACAAAGGGTACACTAAATATTCCACTAATCAAAATAACTATCATAATTTAAGATTGTACGCTAGTGGAAGACAATCTATTCAAAAATATAAAGATGAGTTATCTATAAATGGTGATTTATCTTATCTAAACCTTGATTGGACACCAGTTCCAATTATTCCAAAATTTGTAGATATAGTAGTTAATGGTATAGCTGAGAGAACTTATGATATAAAAGCTTATTCACAAGATCCTTATGGAGTCGCTAAAAGAACCGAATATATGGAATCTATATTAGGTGATATGGCTACAAAAGAAATGAATGATTTTTCTGCAGAAAACTTTGGAATAAATCTATATCAAAATGATCCAGATACTTTACCAGAAACAAAAGAAGAATTAGAGCTTCACATGCAACTTACTTACAAACAAGCAGTTGAAATAGCTGAAGAACAAGCTATTAATGTGTTGATGGAGGGTAATGATTATCC